ATAAGAAAAATATCTTTCGCTTGAATTAACAATAGGAAGTTTTTGGGTAGTAGATAAATAAATAGATGATATATCTTCATTAATTTTTTCTGTTATAGGCGTCCAACCTTGATCATTTGCTTCCGAAGATTGGCCATTTCTTAAAATTATTATAGGGTCTCCATTTTCTCCTACGGAAGACCAATCATTTAAAAGTGATGAATTGGTAGGTCTTGCTGTGCTTCCTAATCTAATACTGTTACCCCATCTACCTTGGTATATATTGTCTCCCGCAAAAGGTAATAGTGGGTGTATGTTAGATCTTTCTTTAAATGTAGCTTGTGACGGGTTAAGAGGGCTATTTAACTCTATTTCAGTAGACCCATCAGTTACTCTTCTTACAGACCCTGCTTCAATTTGTTGGTAATCTTGTCTTAATTCAGGATCTAGTGGATTATTTGTTGGGTTAGGATAAGCATTATGATGAGGATGATTCCATAAGCTTATCATATTAATGTAATAATATCCTTTTTCATTAGTATTTAATCCTATTTGAGTTGTAGGTAATTTAAATATAAGTACCATTTCGTTAACTAAAGGATAGGATGACATTTGGGGAAAAAATGGCTTGGCATTACCTACCCCCTCGGATATTCGGTTATTTAACTCAAAAAATATTGTACCAATCCCATTTACTCCTCCATATTGTTCAATATTTGGGTATTGATCATTTAAAATAATATCAGTTACTCTTCCAACTTGAATTCCACCTTTAACTTTAGATAGTATTTGTGCTAATCTATCAACCCCACCAGTTTTACTACCAGCAGGTACTTTAATATTAGCATCTAAACCCTTATTAAATCCCATTATTTTTCTTTTTTAGGTGGTAATTGTAAATTATTTATTTCTTTAAGTAATTGTTCTTTTTCTTCTTCAGAAATACCAAATCCATTATCTTCATTACCTTCATTTGCAAATATACGTTGAAAAATTGTAGCTACTTTAATAAGTGCTTCATCATTTTTAATGCCTAATTCCATGTATTCTTTAATAAGTGGCACAATCATTGTAGCATCACCTATATCGCTGATTAATGGTTTTAATTCATTGATTAATGCGCTAATTTGGGTTTCTTTCTTTTTTTGGTTATCGTATATTTCTTTAAGAAGATCCGAGTAGGATTTTTTACCGAATACTTTTTTGTCTAAATGGCTCATAGTTATACGTTTTATTCATGTATAAATATGATTAATTAGGATCTTTCAAAATCTATATAACCCGTTTCTAAATAGTAGATATAATTATCTTTAAAAAGATCATATAATCTATTTGCAATTTTAGTTATTTTAGGTGTTTTAACTTCTAAACCATTAGTAGCCATTATTTCTCTAATATAAATGTAAAGAGCTTTTTTGTTAAATATTTCTATATTTTCTCTTTTTCTAAATAATTCAAGAATAGCATCTGCTACTTTAGCATCATTACCCTTTGGAAAGAAAATATCAAATCTTTCTTCAACATATTCAATATAATTGTCTATAAAAAGAGAAAGTTTATCTGCTTCTTTATTATCTTCTAAATTATAAGAATATGTTTCGTCTTTATATAAATCTTCTACGGGGGCTTTATCTATACGTTTTTTATAATTTTTTGTATTATATATTATAAGCCAACGTTTTACAATAGTCCCAAAATAGGAATAAGCTTTTGCCCCCTTACTCGGATCAAATAAATGAATTTTTGATAATAAAAAAGTTATTATCTCATGTTGTAAATGTTCTATTTTATCTACTTCAGTGTAATAAAACTTAAATGTATGAATTATATTTTCAGTTAGTTTAAAAAAAGCATAATGGATTTCCTCTCCATATATTTTACTTTTTTCTTCAGTGCATATTGTATTATTATACCTAACAATTGCGTTTTCAGTATCTTTAGTAAAGTAGTTTTTACTCTTGGGTCTTCTTTTTTTAGCCACAGTAATCATTTTATTTCTTTTAACTTGAAGTCATTCAAGATGTCTTGAATATCCTGGATAGATTTAAAAAAATATCCAACTTCATCATCAGATTTAAATGTACCTGCTTTATCTATTTCTTTTAACTTTTTATCTGAGGTGTCTATTGTTTTAGATAATTTGTCTAAGTAATTAAGGTATCCCATTAATATGTCTTCTTGTTTTTCATTTTTTCGAAGTAAATTAATAGTAGTGAACCCTAAAATAATTACTAATATAGATAATATTGATATTGAAATTATTTCTATCATAGGCTATTTAACATATCTTTTAAACCTTCACTTTTCATTGAACCTAAAGTTTTAGTTTTCATATCTATTTTTTTACTTTTAGATTTTTCGTTAGGAGAATTAGTAAATTTAGGAAGCCATACCTTTTCAAATTCAATTCTTGATGCCATTAAGTCTGCTTGATGAATTATAAATATTAAAGAAGTACGAGGTTTTAACTCTGGCATAAAATTCTTTAAATAAGGCTCATTTGCTGGGTCATATAACCCATCATGTAAGCGAATAGCTAACCATTCATTTTCTGTAGGTGTGATGCCCGCGTCAACTAATAGTTTAATTGATCTTTCGGGAACTGACATATAGGATAATTTCTTATTGAAGGTATACATTTCACCTAAATTCTTCTTTCTCCATTCGTCCTGAGATGGTTTATGAGCGTATTCTTTTCCATCACCCATTTTACCTAGATCATGATTTAAAGCAGAAAATACAAGTTCTTCAACTGTGTAGTTTTCTTTGGCCCCAAACATTAACCATGTTTTATTGAATTCTAAAGCAGCTTCAATAACTCTATTCACATGATCTATATATCCACCCGGAAATGCGTTATGGTATGCTTCTTTATGAGAAGCAGGCATCATAACTATTTCATCTTCATGTTTAGTGTAAAATGTAACTAATTTTTCTCTCCTAGGATCTGAAATGTAAGTATTAATATAACCTATAAATTTCTCCCAGTTTGATTGAATTTGTTCTGCTGTTAAACTCATATTATCCTTGTTCTCTTTCTACAACATCAACTAAATCCTGGAGGGTTTCATTTATTTCTCTTTGAACCTCATTAATAGATGTTTTGTTCCCTCCTCTGTGGATATGCATATCGAGTTTTTTTAATTGGCCCTGGAGGGTTCTAAGTCTGTTTTGTATTAGTTTCTTATTTCTCATTAATTAAAATTTAATAGGGTGTTCCTTATAATCCGTGTATCACCTTGTCACACTTTTTTTATTATACGTTTTTTCAAACCCCGTGATGGGAATATACGAGTAGTAAATTATGACTCCAAATTATCTTTAAGAAAAAGTTCAATTTTCTTTAAAAACGCGCATTTTTCATATTCTTCTATTTCTTCAAAAAATGAAATTGATAATTTTACTGCAGTTTCTAGATTTTCATCATTTTGGATTGATAGGCTATCTTGCCACATTTCATTTTCTATAACACAATCTTTTATAAATCCCCAGGCTCTATGATGTGCTATATATTCTCCAACTTCATCCATACCTTCCATACCAAAATCATCCTTAGGAGTTTTAAACATGTTAATAATTTTTTTCTGAAATACATGCTGGTTAAGAATTATTTTTTTGAACATTCCTATTTTATATGACGGGGTTTTTTCAAAATCGGCCATATTAATAGTAGTAGGAGGTTTATCGCTATATTTTTTAGGGTCTCCTCCAAATAAATTAAATATGTGGTTTATGTCCATATTAATAAATATAGAAATAAATCCAATATAACGCCAACTATTTTAAAAGAAAAAATGTTTTAACCAAGCAAATAAACCATTTACATTAAGAGCTACTAGATTCCATTGTTTTCTCATTATAACTTGGAATAAAACACAAACAAAACCCATTATATATAAAGCGGGTTCTATTGTCCATTGTGCTGCAATTAAAAATCCTGCACCCATATATCCAACTCGGGCACCTAATCTTTCCATTGGTGTAAGTCTTCTATTCCTAACCAATGATTTTAAAAAAGACATCTTCATTTTTTTACTTCTACTTTTAACTTGTTGTTCAGTATGCATGTATATAAAAAATAATACAAGTACAAACCATATTACGAGCATACCTATTATAACTAATTGAGAAATTTCCATTTTTAATTGAACGTATGGTAAAATTATGTTAAAATCTAGTTTTAGGTATTACGAGATAATGAGTTATTTGTTACTAGGTACATTTTTACCAAGTTCTTCTAAAATACGGCTATATTCTACTTTTTCAAGTTTAGATAGTGAGGCATACCATGTAGGAAAATCTCCTCCTTTAATTTTAAACAATTCTTCTCTTAAGTTTCTCATCATTTTTTAATTTATAAATACGTATATACATTCCCCATGATAAAAAATCCCCTTTCGGGGACTTTATTATAATGATTAATTTTTATTAATTTGCATATTCTAAAGCTAATTCAAATAAATCTTTATTAATTTTTTGATCTTGCTTGAAATTTTTAATTTCACGAGCTTTTCTAACTTTATTAGCAGCAGTATATTCGAAATCACCACTAATGATTTTTTCTTGTACTACATTAAATACACTCCAA